GATAACGTACTTTAGATTCTTCTGGAAGAGTAAGTACTTGTTCTTTCAAAGATGAACCACTGATAATACCTGCTGGTACATAACGCTCTGATGCCCACCAGCAATCCATAAACAAACGACCATCATTATTAGCAAGGTAATCACAAGCATCTTTATAATCGTTGTTAGGTCTGAATATCTTAACTTTAGATCCTAAGACTTGAGTGATAGCTTCTGTTGCTGCTCTACCCTGGTCATCATTGTCCATAAATACAACTATGTTCTCAAAGCTATCTAACCACTTGTAGTGTGTTCTAATATCTGATGAAGCAGAAGCAGCACCGTTTCTGATAGACAACACTGGGAACTTACTACCTAACATTTGAAAGGCAGCTAGACCGTCAAACTCACCTTCAACAACAGTGACATACTTACCACCCTTGTTAAACAAGTGCTGACCAAACATCTGAGCTTCTTTCCAGTTACCTGTTGTACTAAACTTCTTATCGTGAATACTACGTTTCTTATATGCCACAACTTCGCCATTTTTGTCAGTGTAAGGAAACCAATAATAGTCACCGTCACTCTTGACATTAAAATGCTCCATTGTAGCCCTGGTGATACCTCTTGAAGCAACTGGTGCAAATACAGCATCGTTCTTAGGCTGCTCCATAGGCTTTCTAAACTCATCTAATGAGTTGTTTGATACTAACGTCATGTTTCTCCTTTGCGTTGAGTCAGTGGCTTCTGAGTCATTCCTATGGACAGTCTCACAAGCATAACACTTAGTTCCCCAGTCATAGACAGCCAAAGCATCTGACGATCCACAGTCTGGACATGGTTGATGTGCTTTTAATTGTGTACCCATTGACAAATCCTTAAAAGTGTGCTAAAATACTATTTAGTTTATATATAATTATAATAATATATTACTAATTAGTAACTAATTAATACTATGTAGTGTTAATTCTCTTTCCTTCATCATTGACCACATTGTCATCATTACGAACTGTGGTGAGTAGTCATCGAGAAGATCCAAGAACTCAGACATAATAGCATAGAAGTGTGCTTCTTCTTCTGTGTCTGCAAAATGTTGTGCTTCACTGTCATCATATTCTTCCATTGTTTTTCCTTATTGGTCGTAGTAAATATCATCAATTCCAAGACTCTTGTAGTCACTCTCGTCTAACTCTTCAAACTCAAGACCTGGTTTATCATCTTCAATGTGCATTAGATCTGGTCGATCAATGGTCAGCACATCATTATTAAAACACTCATTACACAGCTCTAAGTATTCTCTAGTTTCCTCTACTTTACGGGTTGCTTCCCAGTCAGTGAGTACCTCGTCACAAGACTTACATCTCATTATCCTTCTCCTATCTCAAAGTTACGGTTCATCAATGCTTTCCAACTTACAGGGTAGAGCCTAGCACATATCTCATCTATTTGCAAGGAAATATTTCTAGTTTCTTGCTGAGAGTCATGACTGTTGCGTAAATTACACACTCTTGAGAAGGCAAACAAACTACCAGACCAGAACCACTCAGTCATCATTGACTGTGGTAATACAGCCCTTGCTTGTTCCTCACAGATATCCATATCCAACATCTCCCGGTAAATCCTTAGACAATCTCGATGGACTGTGTTCATCATAGCATTAGCCTCTGAGTTGAATGGAGATACCTTGTTTAACGATCCTTGCTTCTTATCCCTAGAAGCCCCTCTGAAGCCTTCCTGAGCCGTCCAGAACTCTGGGTCATAGTTGACATACCTTCTACTGATTTCATTCCAGCACAAGCCCACCTGATGCTTCCCAAGCTGTCTTGCAACAAAGATTGGTGCTTTAATTCTAAATTGTACAAAGCAGTGAGCAAATGGTGACCAGTGGTGATGCTTTGCCAGGTACTTAATTAAACCATAGTCTCCTTTCTCTACCTCCATATGTTGTTTGTTAAAGCTGACTCTAGCTGCGTTTACTACAGTTAGGTCAGATCCCATATGATCTAATAGTTCAACAGCCATTGTAAAACTCCTCTGAATCAATAAAACCGTTAACGTACTGTAATATCATTTCTTTCTCCTTCAGTAAAAACTCTACACCATCCTCAATCATTCTTGGGTTAAGCTCCCGGTTGAAGAATGAATCCTCCTGACCGCATTGGAACGCTGTTTTATTTTTTGGGTCTAACATTCATAATACTCCTTATAGTGATGATTAACTGCAATGGTAACAATAACATAATAAACTCCTCTTTGCTACTTTTATTTACAACGATCTCTCCGAAGAATGCTATGTAGATGATACTCAGTAGAAAACTTGCAAAGACAACCAGTATCGTGTTGTTGATATATCTAAGCATACTCCTCCTCGAACACTACCTTGACATCAGCACCGTAACCAAACTCCTCTAAGTAATCCTGAGCCAGTGACTGAGCGTGCTCTACTGTTGTGGTTGTTGTTTCTACAAAGTTGTCTACTAAAATATTGTACATCTCATTCTCCTTTAGTTTATTTGGTTCCATAATCCTAACAGCATCCAACTCATAATGCAAATGTGAGTGCAAGCTAAGACAATCAGTAATATATCAAGACAGGTATTCTTAGTCAACATCTTTATCTCCTCTTCTGAATGGTTGTTGTAATTCATCTACACTCAAGTCTATTAAGTTATGATCCCACTCCTCATCATGATCTGACACAATATCAAAGTCAGCATATCGAGCAGCATCTCTAGCCTCCTGGTAACTCTCAGCTTCAATATCCATCGAGTATGTTACTGTTGCTGTTATGTGAAACTTAGTCATTTTATTCTCCTTGTTTATTAATTAAATTACCCTTACCACAATTATTATTATACCTAAATAAATTCTAAATGCAAGCATTATTTTAATTATTTAATAGATCATTTTGTTATAACTGTTATTCCTTTAAAGCATAAGTAGATCAAGACATTAGAGCTTATCCCTGGTTATTTTTAATGTACCAGAAACTCAGTTAATTGTCAAGCGTTGTGGTGGTGTTGTGTTGTTGCTGTGGAGTGTTGTGAGGCTACTTAACAAACACATACTCCCCTGGATTAACCCCCTCTAAATTTAATAACCTGTGGATAACTTGTTAATAGTTTGTGGATAACTTTGTTGCACTGCTTAATGCGAATAGTTATCATTTACAAACGTGAATGCGAATGATTCTCATTTACAGCTTGTGGATAACTTGTGGATGAATTGTGGATAACTTTATAGACGGGGGGGTGGGTCAGTCGCTAAAATAAAATATTATTAATACCCTAATAGACACAAAAAAGGTAGAACTGAAAAAATGACAATAAAAAAGATGAAAATAAGAAAAAGGAGGATGATGTTCTGGGTAATGGGAAAGAATAAGGCAGTTTTACTAGGTAATGGGTACGAATAAGCCCCGGTAAGCTCGTTTAGAACTGGATAATGTCCATTTAGAACTAAGTTATGTCCCCTACTAAAAAATAACGCTTGACAAGAGCTATGAAATATGTTATAATGCGTTTCTACTATGTAGAACTGAAGAGAAATGATTATAATTATATTCATATTACTTCTTTTTAGATCTACATAGATCTAATTAGTCTTAAAAGGATAAACATTTGTCTGATACAGATAATGTCCCTAAGAAGAGAGGGCGTGGTAGACCTCGTAAGAGTGAGGTAGAAGCCAAGAAGAAACGTGGTGTTGTTGGTAGACCACCAGGAGAAGCTGCAAGAATAAAAGAGTTTCATGCTAGGTTGTTAGCAACCAGTGGTGAGACTGTGATTAATACGATCATAAGTAAAGCACTTGATAATGATGACAAAGATCAGGTGGCGTGTCTAAAGATGTGTATTGATCGTGTATTACCTATGTCTTATTTTGAAAAGGGTAAGGATGCAGGTAGAGGTAATGTCAACATTCAGATATCAATGGTAGGTGACGCTAAAGCTGAAGTTGTTGATGAGAATGTAACTGATGTAGAGTTTGAGACTGTAGATGTCAGACCTGAAAATTAAGTTACTGCCCTGGCAACAGGAGGTCTGGACAGATGACGCTAGGTTTAAGGTCATAGCTGCTGGGCGTAGAACAGGTAAGAGTATGTTGGCAGCGTGGAGACTGATAGTTTCTGCGTTAGAAGCTAAGAAGGGTCAGGTGTGGTATATAGCCCCTACGCAGCAACAGGCTAGGGACATTATGTGGCAGCAGCTACTGGAGTTAGGTAACCCAGTCATAGCCAGTAGTCACATAAACAATATGCAGGTTACATTGATTAATGGTTCTGTTATATCGTTAAAGGGAGCAGATAGACCAGAGACAATGCGAGGTGTAGCTTTAAAGTTTGTTGTACTCGATGAGTATGCAGATATTAAACCTACAGTGTTTGAACAGATTCTTAGACCAGCGTTAGCTGACTTGAAGGGTCACTGTATATTTATAGGTACACCGAAGGGACGTAATCACTTCTACGACATCTACAAGATGGGACAGAGTGGTAAACCAGAGACTAAAGACTGGAAGTCCTGGCACTTTACTAGCTTTGATAACCCACTGCTAGATAAAGAAGAGATTGAGATAGCAAAGAACACTATGTCTACGTTTGCGTTTAGGCAGGAGTTCATGGCTAACTTTGAAGCACCACAGTCAGAAATATTTAAAGAAGACTGGGTGGTAGTGAAGGATAAAGAGGAAGAACCAGAGCATGGTACTTATTATATGGCGGTGGATCTGGCTGGTTTTGAGAATGTATCAAAGCAAGCTAGTAACAAAAAGAAGTACCTAGACCAAACGTCTATAGCTATTGTCAAGGTAGGAGATGATAATAAATGGTGGGTAGATAAGGTTGATGCAGGAAGGTGGGATATAAAGGAGATATGCGAGAGAATCCTAGATCATGTCCGATTATACGACATACAAGTAATTGGAATAGAAAAAGGTTCTCTAATGAGAGCATTACTGCCATACTTAACAGAGATGATGTTAAAGCAAAGTGTATATCCAAGAATAGAAGAAATACGGATAGGCAATAGAAGTAAAGTAGACAGAGTTGTAGGTGCGTTGCAAGGTAGGTTTGAACACAAGCAGGTAGAACTCTGTGATGGAGACTGGGTAAGAGAGTTTAAAGATGAGTTACTTAACTTTCCTACTACTGGTGTGCATGATGACATGGTTGATTCAGTGAGTCTAATAGCTCACATAGCTAATGCAGCAGTGTACTTTGATGACTACGAAGATGATTATGAACCCTTAGATTGGATATCAGGATATTAATATGGCTGAACAATACGCAGAAATCAAAACTGAAGAAGAAGATTTAGAGGCACAGAACGAAAGAGATCTGGTATCTTTTGTTGTTGACCACTGTGATAGGTGGAGAGACTGGAGGGATACTAATTATGAAACCAAGTGGGATGAATATGAAAGGATATACTATGGAATTTGGAGCGCAGAAGATCGTACGAGGGATAGTGAGCGTAGTAAAATCATTAGTCCTGCTACCCGTCAAGCTGTTGATAACAGGGTTGCGGAAACTATGGAAGGCTTTGCTGGATCCGGAAAACTGTTTGAAATAAGTGATGATGGAAAAGACCAGGATCCTACTGATATAGAGGTAATGCAAGCGTTATTGGTTGAAGATACACATAATAATGCTTATATCAACAATGTTTCTTCTATTGTTAAGTTAGCAGAGATCTATGGTACTGGTGTAGGGGAAGTTTTAGTCAAAACTGAGCTAGAACGTGTCCCTACTACCAATGAAATGCCAGAACAAGGTATGGCAGAGGTAGGAGTTACCGAAAGAGAGAAAGTTTCAGTCAAAGTTAAGCCAGTTAACCCTAGAAACCTGTTAATTGACCCAAATGCTGATTCTGTAGATGATTCTATGGGTATTGGTGTTGAAGAATACATTAGTTATCACCAAATTGTCAGAGGAATCGCTTCTGGTGTGTATCGAGACGTAGACGTTACTCCTCATTACGATGATGATGATTTGGAGGCTTCTCAGATAGAAACTTCACACTATCAAGACGATAAAGTTAAGATTATTAGGTATTATGGTTTAGTTCCAAGAGAATTACTCGAAGGATCTGGAGAAGTAGAGCAAAGAGCAGAAGAATTATTCCCTGATGACGAGGAAAAAGCTACTTTAGCTGATATGGTTGAAGCAGTGATTGTTATTGCTAATGATGGTCAGTTATTGAAGGCAGAACGATCTCCTTACATGATGGAAGATAGACCTATCATTATATATAGACCTGAGGTTCGCCCAGGGCGTTTCTACGGTGTTGGAACAGTAGAGAAAGCATACAATATGCAGAAAGCTATTGATGCTCAGCTACGCTCTCATATGGACTCTCTAGCGTTAACTACTGCGCCTATGATGGGTATTGATGCGACACGATTACCGAGAGGTATGAAGTTCGAAGTTAGACCTGGTAAAAACATCCTAACTAATGGAAACCCTGCCGAAATCCTCCAACCGTTTAAGTTTGGCTCTACGGATGCTTCAAACTATGAAACAGCCAAAGGTTTTGAGGCAATGCTGCTACAAGCTACAGGCACACTAGACTCGTCAGAGTTGGTCAAGAGCGCAGCATCTACGTCAGGGCAGAACAATGGTATGGGTATGTCATTAGCTATGTCTGCCATTGTTAAGAAGAATAAAGTCGCAATGGCATCGTTTCAGGATGACTTCATCATTCCTATGGTCAAGAAGGTTGCGTATCGTTATATGCAGTTTGACCCGGAGCGTTATCCAATGAAGGACTTCAAGTTTACTACGATGTCCTCTATCGGTGCTTTAGCTAGAGAACATGAGCAACAACAGTTGATTGGTCTGTTACAGACACTAGGACCAAACTCACCTATTGTCCCTATGATCCTAAGAAGTATTGTATCTACCTCTGGTTTGATGAACAGAGAGCAGTTAATGGTTCAGTTAGATCAAATGTCACAACCTAACCCACAGGCTCAAGAGATGCAGATGCAAGCACAGCAAGCTCAGATGCAGTATCTAGCTGCTCAGACTGCTGAACTTAATGCAAGAGCACAAGAGTCTATGGCTGATGCTCAAGAGGCACAAGCTAGAGCACAGAAGCTCATGGTTGAGGCTTCTCTTATGGAGGATAAGGTTAAGACTGATATGGTTAGAAACTTATCTGCTAACATTAAGGATGAGGATACTAACGAGTTCCAGAAGAGAGCTAAGATTGCTGATCTACTAATTAAAGAGAAAGACATTGAATCAAAAGAAAGAATAGTAGATAAGCAAATGGCAGAGAAAAGGATGACTCAATAAAATATTTTACTTGACTTTTATATAAAAATATGATATAATACGCATCTTAGTGTAAATAAGAATCATTATCACTATTATTAACATTTACAGGAGAACTCCACTTTGGATAAAGAACTCCAAGAGTATTACGAAGCAAGGTTCGACATGATGTCAACAAAAGGTTACAAAGACTTGTTGGCTGATGTTGAAAGAATGATTGAAGAAAGAAATAATCTGATGGCTACTACAAGCCTTGAAGATTTAAACTTTCGTAAAGGACAGTTAGATGTCCTACATTGGCTTAGAACTCTCAAGAAACTTTCTGAAGAAGCCTGGGAGCAACTAAACGATGAGTAAGAGAATGTTTGAGTTTAGATGTGGCGAAGGTCATATCACAGAAGAATATATTGACTCAGAGGTAAATGCTATTGAGTGTCCTGTTTGTCAATGTATGTCTCTTCGTATTATCTCAGCACCACGTATTGCGCTAGAAGGAGTCACTGGAGACTTCCCGACTGCTGCTGATGCTTGGGCTAGGAAGCACGAAGAAGCAACAAGAGTCGCTGAAAAACGCAGAGGCTGAGCGTCCAGTGGCATTTTTTATATCCTACAATCACATAGTTGACAGGAGATTACATGGCTAAGTTTGAAGATCCGTTACAACAAGACCTTGATTTTACCCCTGATGAGGTAGGTGAGGAGCCTACTAAAGAAGAGGAACAAGTAGAAGCACAGGCACCTGAAGAGCAACCTGCTGTTGAGGCTAAACCTGAAGATATACTACCTGATAAATACAAGGGCAAGACAGTTGAAGAACTTGCAAAGATGCACCAAGAGGCTGAGAAGTTAATTGGTAAACACGCACAAGAAGTAGGTGAGCATCGTAAGTTTTTTGATGAGATGATGAAACGGGAACTTCTTCAAAAGAAAGCGCAACAGCCAACAGAAGAAGATGAAGATCCAAACGAGAAGTTTTTTAAGAAACCTACAGAGGCGATGGATGATTACTTAGCTAATCACCCAACGATTAAACAAGCACAAGAACAAGCCATCATGATGAAGGCTCAAACTGCTCAACAACAACTGCAACAACAGTTTCCTGATTATGTTCAGGTGATTCAGAACCCAGAGTTTAAACAATGGGTAGATGCTTCACCAATCAGACAAAAACTGTACCAAGATGCAGATGGTGGATATGATGTAGCTTCTGCTGCTGAATTGATTAGCACTTGGAAAGCTCTTTCAGGTACTAAACAACAAGCAGAAACTCCAACAATAACCCCAGAGTCTCAAGAGACTAGAACTAAATCTCTAAAGGCTGCTGCTGTTGATACAGGTGCTCCGAGTATGAGTTCTAAGAAACGATATAGTCGATTGGCTCTACAAGATCTTCTAAGGACTAACCCTGATAAATACTATGCTAATTCAGACGAGATCCTCCTCGCTTATGAGGAAGGAAGAGTCTACTAACTGAAAGGAAATAAAAAATGGCACTAGGTACTAACCATGTCACCAAGACCACTGCGGATAAGTTTATCCCAGAGATTTGGAGTGACGAAATCATCGCAGCATACAAGGCTAATCTTGTTGCTGCAAACATGTTCAGCAAGATGTCTTTCAAAGGTAAGAAGGGCGATACGCTTCACATTCCGAAGCCTACTCGTGGTTCTGCATCTGAGAAAGCAGCTTCTACTCAGGTAACGCTTATTGCTGCAACTGAGTCAGAAATTCAAGTTCTTATCAACAAGCACTATGAGTATTCACGTTTGATTGAGGACATCGTTGAGACACAAGCTCTAAGCTCTCTACGAAAGTTCTACACTGATGACGCTGGTTACGCTCTAGCTAAACAAGTTGATACTGACTTGATTCAGCTTGGTCGAGGTGTTAACGGTGCTACCGTTGGTACTAATGACTATGCTACTGCTGCTGCATCTACTAACGCTTTCATCGGTTCTAACGGTACAACAGTCTATAACAGTTCAACATCTAACGCTGCTGCGTTGACTGATGCTGCTATTAGACGCTCTATCCAGCGACTCGATGATGCTGACGTACCAATGACAGATCGTTGCATCATTGTCCCACCAACAACAAGAAACACTCTTATGGGTCTAGCTAGATTCACTGAGCAAGCTTTTGTTGGTGACGTTGGTTCAGCAAACACAATCCGTAACGGCATGATTGGTGATCTATACGGTGTAATGGCGTATGTATCAACTAATGCTGATAGCGGTGCTGGAAGCTCTGGCGCTGACCGTATCTGCCTACTTGCACACAAGGATGCTTTTGTTCTTGCTGAGCAGATGGGTGTACGTTCTCAGACCCAGTACAAGCAAGAGTACCTCGGTACATTGTTCACATCAGATATGCTTTACGGTGTAGCTGAGTTGCGTGACGATGCTGCTGTAGCTCTCGCTGTTCCTGCTTAATTAAGTAGGTATCTCCCCAGGCTCATAAGGTCTGGGGAGTTTTATTATTGTCGTTCATCCATTAGGACGGAAGTAGGGAAACCGAAGGAACGCATCTTTCTTTATAGGAGGGTGTTATGACTTGGCAAGACTTCTGCCGTAAGCGTGAATTAAATAACCACAAAAAACAACAACTACTTAAACTACGACAAAGGAAACACTATGTGGACTAAACCTGAATACACTGAGATGAGATTTGGTTTTGAAGTCACGATGTACATTGCAACTAAGTAAGGACGTATAATGGCTATATTTAGAGGAGCAGGAGGACCAGGAGATGCCACAACAGATGCTGCTAATGAAGCTAGTGTAGCGTCTACAAAGGCTGCTGAAGCTGCTGCATCTGCTACTGCTGCTGCGTCCTCTGCCACTTCTGCTGCTACCTCAGCAACTTCTGCCGATGCTGATGCAACGTCAGCTTCTACTTCAGAAACTAATGCTGCTGCATCTGCTTCATCTGCAACTACTTCAGCAACTAACGCAGCTACTTCAGAAACTAATGCAGGGACTTCTGCAGCTAATGCTGCTATTTCTGCTACGGCTGCAGCTACATCTGCAACTAATGCTGCAACATCAGAGACTAACTCTGCTACAAGTGAAGCAAACGCTGCTACATCGGCTGCAACGGCTGCTGCAGAGGCTGCTGCTGCACTAGCTGCTTTTGATAACTTTGATGATAAATATTTAGGTGCTAAGGCATCTGACCCAACACTAGATAATGACGGTGACGCTTTAGTTGCTGGTGCATTATACTTTAACACTACTTCAGGTGTTATGAATGTATACACTGGTTCTGCTTGGGTAGCTGCTTATGTATCTGCTGCTGGTGTTTTACTTCAAGCTAACAACTTATCTGATGTTGCTAGTGCGTTAACGTCAAGAGCTAATCTTGGTTTAACTATAGGTACTGATGTACAAGCACACTCTGCTGTACTAGACGCAACTACTGCATCATACACAACTGCTGAAGAAACTAAACTAGCTGGTATAGAAGCTAGTGCTGACGTAACAGACGCAACTAATGTAACTGCTGCTGGTGCGTTAATGGATAGTGAAGTTACTAAC